AACCCATAGACGCGAACTTGGCGAGGCGAATAACGCCATACCCAGGTACATCAGCCTTCCGCGACCGCGTTGCATCGACGGCTTGGAAAAGCCATGGATGATAACGTAGAAGTCTACGAACAAGCTGATTCGAGACCCGATCTGATGCCTCGGACAAGTCAAGAGTAGCGAGAGATCCATCACTGGATCCCTGTCGCGCCAAGACTTGATTGGGGGTTTGATCATCAAATCCCATGAGTGTGTCCAAGGTAACATCCTTTTTCACCTCATTAACGAGAATCTCGAGAATCCCCTGCTGCATGTACTGCATGCAGGTCGGTTCAATCGCGATGATTCGGGGGGTCTTGAGCGTTTTAGGTACTGTTATGACCCTAACGGGTCTTTCAGCGCCGGGTTCAAGGGTGTCCACCTTCTGCGCCTCACGCCAGTTACTGCGTGAGGGGAATAAGTACTCAGAGGCCGGAAAGATCTTTTCAAGCCTCTGAGTCCATTCCGTCTGGAGATACTTACGATTACCTTTTAGGTGATCGGCGGTATGACCTGGACCGTGTCGGGGAAGAACATCTCCATCATGAATCCGAAGATCCACGTTGGAGAAGAGCTGTCCAAACAATAGACGGCTGATACGATCAAAACGTAACAGATCGTCAGTAGGACAATTCTCATCGTTCTCACGGACACTCCTTTCACAATCGATGAACTTTGTGTAGGCAGCGTCGACGCGCTCTTTCGAGCACTCCAACTCAATCTTGCCAAACATCAGTGTTAACTGACGTATGGCTCGAATAGAGTCCACACAAGGATCATCAACTAACCGACCCGCACTGGAGAAAACACGACAAAGGAAACCTGACAAAAATGTCGGGAGACCCCCTCTTCGCCGGAAACCAGCGAAAGAGGTAGTGTCCACAAAACCCTGATCAAGACTTTTTTGGAAGTCTGAGCAGAACTGTGGAAGGGTTATCGTGAGAAACGATATCCCCTCGTGTTTTACTCTCTCGTGAACTGTTTTCAGATCACGAGAAGTGCTGGTTTGACATTCACCGCTGAATTCAAGAGCGGCGACTTCCCAGAGCAACAGCAGGCTCTTCAAGTTCCCTCCTAATAGAGGTGGACTTCCTGTGCCATGTCGTTGACCTTTGAGAGCAGAGAGTTACTGTCTAGTTCTCTCCGCCAAGAAGCTGGGTCACCTTAGCACCGGACGAAGCAGTGAGGTAGGCCACAAGGCCATCCACAATCTGCTTTTGTTCGATGATCGAGTAACCCTGGCCATTGGCCGGAACATCGACAACCATGTAAACCGACATCGAAACCTGCTGATTAAGCGAGGTGTCGAAGGGGTTGGCAGCGATCTTCTGTCCGTCAAGACGGATAGTCCGACGGGTGCGCTTACCATACTGATGGGAAACCTTCAGCTTGTAAGTGCCATCGTCCTTGGAGAAAGCTCCAGCATTAACATCACTGCTAATGCGGGGCAAACTCTGGGCTACAGCGTTGATCGTAACGCTCTGAGGATCGGCGAACGACATGACAGTGCTCCTTAAACTGTGCCACTATTGTGGCGGTTGCA